ACATTCTCTGATCTAAACAATGAAATCGAGCATACAATATCACTTAAAGACTCTTATGCTATCGGATCTGTAGATTTATCTAATACGACAGACTTAACTTGCGCGTTGTTACTAATCCAAAAAGATAATATCAAATACATACTTCCTCACTTCTTCATGCCTAAAGATGTAATGCTAAAACGAATAGAAGAAGATTCAGTTCCGTACGACTTATGGCATCAACAAGGTTTCGTGACACTTACAGATGGAAACCAGAACGACTTTTCTTTGGTAACAAAATGGTTTCTTGAGCGTGTTCAAAAAGATGGTATAAGGCCACTGTGGGTAGGTTACGACCCATGGAATGCTCTTTACTGGGTCAAAGAGATGGAAGAATTAGGATTTACTATGGAAAAAGTCAGACAAGGTATCTACACCTTATCTGAACCCATGAAACAGTTAGAAGCTGATTTAAAAAACAAACTAGTGAATTACAACAATAATCCAATCTTGAAATGGAATCTAGCAAATACACAAGCAAAAATCGATATCAACGGAAACATTCAACCGAGTAAATTGAGTAGTAAGTTTAGAAGAATTGATGGGACAGTAGCGTTGATTATTGCTTATGCTGTACTAAATAGATACCGAATCGAATATGAACAGATGGTGAAATAATGAAAATCTTCAATCGAAAGAAAACAAAAGATATAGATCAGTCCATTTTATCAGTGAATGTTGCCGAGATTTTTAGCAACTTTGGGTCAAACATTCTCAATTCAGATACAGTCAAGATTTGTATTGATTGCATTGCTAGTCACGCATCAAAACTAAAACCAAGACACATCAAAGAGTCAAAGAACCTAGTTGAAGAACAAAAAGGATCTTTAGCGTATCTTTTGAAACATCAACCAAATGAATTGATGAGTCCAAGTGATTTTATATATAAGGTAGTATCACTACTTCATCTCAATAACAACGTTTTTATTTATCCTAAGTTTAATGACAAAAATGATTTAGAAGCACTTTATCCCATCAAACCTCATACGGTCGAAGTAAAAAAAGATAATTATGATTCAACATTCCTTGAGATGTACTTTGATGATGGAAAGAGCTACCTTGTCCCATACGATTCACTCATACATCTAAGACGTTATTTCTACTCAAATGAGATTTTTGGAGGCAATGGTGCAATCGCAGATCATACAGCTGTGCTTAAAACGATAGCCATCAACGACTCGATTCTTCAAGGCATTGATAATGCTATCAAGTCATCTTTTCAGATTAAAGGTTTACTCAAGATGAATGCCATGTTATCTCAAGAAGATAAGAACAAACAAAAAGAAATATTTGATAATGCATTAAGAACAAGTATCAAAGATAACAACTCTGCAATTATTCCTGTTGATTTAAAGGCAGATTATGTTCCATTATCAAGTGATCCAAAACTTGTTGATGCAGCAACACTCGATTTCCTTAATAAGAAAATCCTGTCATATTTCAGAGTATCTGAACCAATTTATAATAACAAGTATACAGAAGAAGAATTTAACTCATTCTATGAAGGAACAATTGAACAGTTATCCATTAAATTATCCGAAGAGTTTTCAAGGATTCTACTATCCAGAAAACAAAAAGAAGATGGAGAACAAATCATCTTCTATAGTGAAAGGCTTCAATATGCATCATGGAATACTAAGGTTAATGCAATAGAAAAACTCATGGGACTAGGTCTCATGAGTTTAAATGAATCAAGAGCACTACTGGGTCTTGAACCAGTTGAAGATGGTAATAAACGTCTTCAAAGTTTAAATTATGTCGATTCCACTAAGGCAAATGATTATCAAATTGGGAATCACAAAAACCCCTAATCCTTTAATTTTACCCAAAGCCTAATTGCCTCATCAATGTTGTATTTTTTACCCATTTTGTGATTAACTCTTGAAAACAAGTCTCGAATATTGTTTGTTGAACAATCTGAGCAATTTTGATATGTAAAATCAATTAACTGATCAAGTGAAATATCACTTTGTTTCTCAATCATGTCATTAAGTAAATCAAAAACTTCATCTCTACTCACTTTTTAACCCTCCTTTTTGCTTTTATAATAATTATATCAACAAGTCTTCAGTTTGACCCCTAAATATTTAAAACTCTTTCGATATAATGCAGATATCGAAGGAGTTTTTATTATGAATAAAGAGATCAGACTATCAGAATTAAAACTTAATAACGAAAATGAAGAGATGGTTTTAGAAGGCTATGCCATCGTTTTTAACAAAGAAACACTGATTGGCGATGAGAAACGTGGGTTCATTGAATCTGTTGATAAGAATGCTTTAACAACAACTCACATGAAAGATGTCCCACTCAAGTATAATCATCAAGATAATTTTCTTGTTATTGCTAGAACTCGTAATGAATCCTTAACACTTGAAGTAGATGAAATCGGACTAAAAGTTCGAGCAAAACTGCTAGACACTGTTTCGAACCAGGATATCTATAAGATGGTTCAAAATGGATTGCTTGATAAGATGTCATTCGCATTTAGTGTCAAAGAACAAACTTGGGATAGAAGTAGTGAAATCCCAAAACGTATCATCAAATCAATTGATAGACTTTATGATGTGTCAATCGTTGATACCCCAGCTTATGAAGACACATCTATATATGCTCGCAGTCTAGAAACCATGGAGTTGGAACTAGATACTTTGGATAAGGTAGAGATGAATCGAAGTATGACAATTATTAGAAAACGAATAAACATTAAATTGAGAGGAAAACAATAATTATGAACGCAAATGTACGTATGAAAGAAATTGAACAACGCATGGCAGAAATCCGAAAGATGTCGGATTCAGCATCGCTTGAAGAATTAGAAAAACTTGAATTAGAAGTGGATACTCTAAATGAAGAGAGAACCACTCTATTCAAAAAGATTGAAATGGCAAAGAAATTTGATCCAACACCTATCATTGAAACAAAATCTGGAGGACTTCCAAAAGAATTGCTTGAAAAGCGTGGACTTGATCTCCGTGAAAAAAGAATCATTCAAGTCTCACAAGATGAAATCTTGTTGCCAGAACATACCGATGGAAAACTAGCACCTTATCCGTTTAGTGAAGTATCTACGCTTGTAGATAACATCAATTTGGTGAACTTAATTGGTGGAGAAACTTACAAAAAGACCTTTGTTAAAGGTTCAGGAACTGCAGGATACACAACTGAGGGTGCTGATTACAACGAATCAGAACCAGCCTTTGGCTATCTAACCATTACAAAATGCAAGCTTACTGCTTATACCGAAGTTACTGAAGAACTTGAAAAGTTACCAGCAATTAATTATCAAGCTGAAGTCATAAAAAACATCAAAACAAGTCTTAAAAAGAAATTGTCGCTTGAAATCCTTAAAGGTGCAGGTGGTTCCAACCAATTCACTGGTATTTTTAGCCAAAATGCAGCAGCGTTGGCTGACACAACGGATGTTGAAGTTGCAGAAATTACTGAAGAAACTCTTGATGATATCATTTACGCATATGGTGGACCAGAAGAAGTTGAAGGTAGTGCAATACTTATCTTAAGTAAAGGCGATCTACGTGCCTTTGCAAGACTTCGCACTACTGAAGGTCGAAAAGTTCACACGATTGACTATGTAAACCACACCATTGATGGCATATTCTATATCATCAATTCCAATTGTGATTCCATTAGCAACACTGCAACTACAGTTGGATCATACTGTATCACATATGGTTCACTCAAGAACTATGAAACAGCCATCTTTTCGCCAATTGAAATCAGCAAATCGACCGATTACAAATTCAAGCAAGGTATTATCTGCTACAAAGCATCAGTTTTTGCGGGTGGTAACGTGGTTGGTTACAAGGGCTTTGTACGCGTGAAAAAAGGTACCGTAGCACCATCAGGCGAGTAGTCTTATGAGCGTTTCATCTAGTTTACTGAACCTGGTAAAAGCATCATTGATGATTAGCGAATCTGAGTTATTTGCAGATGCTGAATTAAACGCTCTAATAGAAAGTGCACTCACCCTAGTTAAATCGACTGGGGTGAGTGAAACTAATCTTTTAGACCATGATGTACAAAGCCTGGTTCTGATTTACGTGAAAACCTTTTTCGGATTTAAAGGTGATGGTTCGGTCAAAGAGTTACCTCAGTCATTCTACTTTCTTTTAAAACAAGTCTCTCTTTCCAAAGGTTCCTAAGATGCCCTTTCCAAATAGTCCGAATGCCAGATTACATCTCATTGCTGTTCAACAGGATAGAGAAAAATACAAAGTCTTAACTGATAGAGAAGTCATTGGAATCATTAGATCACTCACCAGGGAAGAATGGAAAGCAGCAGTAGAAACAAAGGTTAAAATTGAAATCAAAGTGCAACTCAACGTATTTTCATACAAGGATGAGAAGTTTGTGCAAATGAATGAATGCTATTACAGAGTTGAAAGAACCTATGTTGGTGGACAATACATTGAACTTTACTTATCAAAAACGGGACTAGACGGAGATGATTTTATATCGGAACCATTGACTTAACAGAATTTGCAGGAAAGTTATCCGAAATGGTGAGTGATTATACCCTAGAGACCAAAGCGTCCATTTTGGAAAGGGTTGAAGCATGTGCTGATCAAATACTTTCTTACATCAAAGAAAACGCTCCTAGAAGCAGTCAAATGAGTAATCATTTTGCTGATTCGTTTGTGAAAACTGAGATTGGTCAAGGAACAAAT